CCGAAGATCGGGGCTTTTTTCTACTCGAATGTATGGTTTTGATAAAAATCAAGATTTTATTAAATTTCTAAAAATTTCTTGTAAGTTTGCACACAACACGAAGGAGACATGCTACTATCTATCCATCGAAACAAACACCCCGAAAGGAGAAAACAAAATGACGCTTACCGACTACATTAACAGCAACGAAGAAATTCGCAAAACGCTCATCGAAGACGTTCAACGCTACATTCGCACTAAGTACAGCATCGATCATCTGATGTGGTGGCTCCGATGCGATATTCTCGCAACGGTCGACGATATCAACAACCCCAAGCTTCCCGACGGAACGCGAGTTACCAAAAAGGCTATTCGCGAATGGTACAAGAACCTCACGCGTGAAGACATTTGGGAGTAACCATAACTAACCCAACTAAAGAACACTTAGAGGTACAAAATGAAAAAGTCTGAGTTTTTGGAAGCCGTCAAGGGGTGCAAAGTCGTTTTCGGGTGGAAGCCCGCTTTTGATCCCCGCGAGAAAGGGCAACGCACCGTAGAGGGATTGCCCGAAAGCGTCAAGGGTGTGCACGTCAATCAGGCTTTCGCGTGGCTTAGTGAGGAATTCGCCCCTCAAAAGCTCCCTCATCCCGATTTGAAGATCGAAGAGGCTCGACTTTTTCGCCATATGGACTACGAGGATGAGACGGGTTTTCCGAATCCCGACACTGACGAAACCGCCCAATGGGTCGATTGGTTCTACTACCATCCGTATACCGCTTTTCAATGCTGAAAAGTCTGGGTAACTCATTCACTTTCTCGGGAGGTGCCGAAAATTGCTTGATTGAAAGGGTGACGCCAATTGTCAACGGGGCGAACTCTACGGGCTGAAAGGTGGAGCCGCTTCGAAAGTTGGATTCAGCCTATGCCGTTTGGGATGCTACGGACGGCATACACGGAACTCAACCCCACTAAGGAGTAAACATGATCGAAACTTGTAAGGATTGCCGCCATTGCGAAAGGCGGATGGAAGAGCGTCGTGTTCATTCTAAGAAAGGCGCTCGAATCGAAATCGTCTCGTTCCTTTGGTGCGAACGACTTAAAACTGAAACGCAACCCCTATATCGTTGTCCTCACATTAACGAACCGAAGAAAGAAATTCGTTCCCCTGAAATCATTTACACGGAGTAAACCCATGAAACTTCATGTTCCCGCAAACGTTTTGAAATCCGCCCTTCTTTGTACGGATCAAAAAATTTTGAAACCCAAGCACGACGGTTTCGATTCCATCATGTTTGAACTCGGGGAAACGTCGTATCGAATCATTGGATCGAATACCGCCCTGCTTTACGTTGCCGAAATCCCGTATGGGAAAGATGACGAAATCGACGATGGAGATTTCAGCGTTATGTTCGCTTGCGGCGTCCCTCCCACTTTGGGCACGAAAGCGGAGATTGTGCCCGTCGAAATCACTTCCCAAGGTGTGACTTTTGAAGGTGTCCACTATCTCGATTTGGTAGATGGAAAGGTGCGTAGGGGACTTATGCAATACCGAAAGGTTTTCCCGCCTCGTGCTACTGAGCAAGGCGAAGGTTTCCCGTTTTTGGCTATAAAGGTTTTGACTGGGGTAGAGAAAGTGAAGAAACTCGGATCGGTCGAAAAAGTCCATTCCTTCGGAATGACAAAACCCATGATCTTCGAATTCGATAATCGGGCGGTTCTTCTGGCTATGCCCGCTCGACCTGGGGAAGAACGAGGGGATTATGAAAGCCTGTTTGATTGGATCGATACGAACATTACGGAGTATTGAAAATGAAAGAAGTTATCCGAGGTTTTCTAACGGCTACTTTTGGTATGATTGCGGCGCTTGTTCTTAGTCTCGTTATCGGTTATGTCGTAAAAGAAACCCTAACGCTCCCCGAGGTTTACACGTCGTACACAACGGGCGAATGCGTCGCTATCATCCTCGAAGACGGAACGCGCGTCGGGTGCGAACGATTGAGCGAATTCCCGAAGTACGAAAATGTTTGGGTGCAATGATGAACAAATTTGTGGTTTCACGTCACGACGGATATTTGTACGTTTGGTTGGGGGCTAGGTTTGTCAAGTTTGACAAAGTGCAAGCCGCACTACTAATCGCACTCCTCTGGGAATGGCTTTCGGAGAATGAAGAATGAAAAACCGCGAGTTTCAAAAGGGACTTAAACCCGTCACCGAGTACGACCCGTACAAGTGGAATCGATTCCCTGATGTGGAGCCGATAGAAGGTGTGACGATGCGAACGCAATTCAAATTCATGGGACGGGAATACCGCCTTGCGGGAACTTACAGAAAACAGTATTCCCAATGGGAATTCAACGGTCTTTTCTTCAATGACACATTAAGGTTGCGAGAAATTGGAAACGGGTCACTTACCGACTTTCAATTCCGCCTTTGGGACGACCCTGACGAGGAGGACGAGGAGGACGAGGAATGAAGTATCCCAAGAAGTGGCACACGTGGCCCCAAGAGGTGCCGCCAGAAGACGAACCTTTGCGCATCGAAGCATGGAACGCCTTCCACAAAAAATACGAACTTGTCGCAGGCATTTTTCGTGATGGAGAATTTCTCCATCATGATCCAAGCGAATTCACACAACGCATTTTCTTCCATGAACCAGAACGGGTCTTTTGGCGCTTGTGGGAAGGGGAGGACGAGGAATGTTCACATTGAAAAATCATAAATTGCATGAGGCACTAGACGAATTTTCCGACGGAGATTTCAGTTTAGCCATGAAACACGCGGAAAGAGATTCCGAAGGAAAGTGGTTTTTCGTGACTTTCAATCTTTCCGAAGGAATCCTTGCCCAAGTGTACGTTCGGGACTACGAATTGCAAGAAGTCCCACGATTCAAGCCCACGGAGTGGAATTCCTTTCCCGAAATTCGACCGCCCATCGGTGCCCCCATGATGGTGGAAACCTACGAAGGGGAGCGAGTTTTGTGGTGCGGTTGTGCGCTTTTCAATTCGCGAATATGGAAAACGTTTGACGGAAACCCCCTCGCGCTTGAAGACGGGCAAAAGATTCGATTCAAAGCATGGGGAGCACAATAACGATGACCAAAAAACGGAACAAGAAGTACGTACCCAAGCGCCCGAAAGGGCGCCCATGGTGGAGAGCTGTAACCCCTCTCGACGACGAAACCCGAAGGGATTTGGCACTAGACATGTACGTTCACTTATCGGCGGTTGAATCTGGGGAGTACGACGATACCGATTTGGGATTTATCGGGGGCGCAATCGTAATGTCCCGAGAATTCGCAAAACGAGTAGAGCAAGAGGAGGAGATTCAAGCCCTTTTGGCTGACGGTTGGGCGGCTTTTCTTCGCGCCGTGAAGCGATGGAAGAAGGGGAACACCCAAGACCCGAAAGACCTCGAAACTTTGCGGCAATGCGTGGAAGTGTACGACCGATTCGTACACTTGTTGGATCGGCATGAGATTCTAAATGTGACGGACAAGGGCGCAAAATTGCTAGAAAATCTTGTAAAATAGCTAAATTAGCTATTCAAATTATTAAACTTTTGATATCATTTTTTCGCAAAGGAGGTTCAGTATGAACGACTTACTTCTTAAAAGTCACATGCGAGAGCATGGGGACACGCTAGACACTCTCGCGATTGCGCTTGGAATCCATCCTCACACGCTCTATATGAAGATGCGAGAAGTGGGCGAGAACAAGCGGCGCCAACAGTTTACGCAGGGTGAAATTCGTGTGATTGTTGAGCGATACAAGTTGACGCCCGAAGACGTGGTTAAAATTTTTTTCAATTGAACTATCTAATTTAGATAACGATTAAAGAAGTTGTTTCTTGGCTAAATGGGCTTCCCGAAGATTTGAAGATTGAAAAAATCAATGAACTTCGAAGGGAATTGAAAAAAATCTCGCCGTTCAATCATGAGCCTGTGGATTGTGTGCAATGGGTAAAACAGGATTTGGTGAAAGCCAATGACTACAATCCAAACTCCGTAGCACCCCCCGAAATGGAATTGCTTCACACTTCAATCAAGGAAGACGGATATACGCAACCCATTGTCGTATACGCTCACGATGGGATTTATGAAGTCGTGGACGGCTTCCATCGAAACCGAGTGGGCAAGGAATGCGAAGACATTAGAGAGAGAGAGTCAAGGGCTATTTGCCCGTTGTCGTTATCAATGAAGACGTTTCCGATAAGAACCAACGAATCGCCTCTACGATCCGACACAATCGCGCACGCGGCAAACACCAAGTTCAGGCAATGGCGAACATCGTTCTCGACTTGCGCCGTCGGAATTGGAGCAATGAGAAGATTGCGAAAAAACTCGGTATGGATGCCGACGAAGTTTTGCGACTTTCCCAAGTAACGGGGTTGGCGGAACTTTTCAAAGACCGCGAATTTTCTCAGGCGTGGACGTGCGATTTTGACGATGACGAAAGTATCGGAGGTTTGTTCGGTGAAGATTGAGCAAATTTATCATCCCTATTGGTTGTGGGAAGATCGATTGATGTATACCCCTTATTCCTCCAAAAAGGACATGGGGAGAATTCAAAAGGCGATTGACCTTCTCAGCAACCCGAAAGAATTCGAGCGAATTGCTAGGGAAATGATTCATTCGTACAAATATTCATGCGAACACAATCTTTCGAATCCGAGCATGAATCGAATTGCCTATATCGGGCAGGCGTCTTGCTTTTACAAAGACGATATTCGAGAAGATGAAACCCGTTTCGCTTGGGGTTACCTGACGGAAGAGCAAAGGAGCGCGGCTAACGCGGTTGCGGAAAAGATTTTTAAGGAATGGGAAAATGAACAATTCAAGAATCATGCTTGATATTGACGTTTTAACGGCGGCAAAAGAGCGTATTTCATGGGCGTTTGACAATTTCGAAAAAATCTGTGTTTCGTTCAGCGGCGGGAAAGATTCTACTTGCATGACGCACCTTGTTATTGAAGAAGCCAAGAAACGAAATCGAAAAGTCGCATTGCTTTTTATCGATTGGGAAATTCAATATCAATTGACTATTGATCATGTAAAGCACGTTTTCGAAGAATACAAGGATTGGATTGATCCTCATTGGGTGGCGCTTCCCCTTTTGTCCGATAACGCATGTTCCCAATACGAACCTGAATGGATCAGTTGGGATAAAGCCAAAAAAGATATTTGGGTGCGGCAACCCGAGCCAATCAGTATCACCGATGAAAACTTTTTTCCGTTTTACTACTACGGTATCACTTTCGAAGAATTTGTTCCCAAATTCGGAGAATGGTACGGGGAAGGAAAACCCACGGCGGTTTTCGTAGGTATTCGCACCCGCGAAAGTTTGAATCGCTACCGTGCTTTGGCGAATCGTCGAAAGACGAAATTCGACGATAAAATTTTTACCACGTGCATTTCCGATAACGTTTGGAACGTTTACCCGATTTACGATTGGACGGCGGAAGACGATTGGACGTATCTAGCGAAGTTTGGCAAGAGCTATAACGCCATTTACGACCGCTTCTATCAAGCGGGTTTGACTATCCATCAAATGCGCGTGGACGAACCTTTCGGTAGCACTACACGCCGTTCCCTGTGGATGTATCAGGTAATCGAGCCGCAAACATGGGCAAAGATGGTTTTGCGCACGGCGGGGGCTAATTCCGCCTCTCTCTACTGTAAAGAGATGGGGAACATTCTCGGAAACGGAAAAGTGACGCTCCCCGAGGGGCATACGTGGCAATCTTTCGCTATGTACCTTTTGGGAACGATGCCGAAGAAGACGGCGGAACACTACAAAAACAAAATCGCGGTTTACTTGCGGTGGTACATGGAAAAGAAGGGGTATCCGAAAGGAATCCCTGACGAAGCCGATTACTACTTAGAAACGAAAAAGGACGTTCCGTCGTGGCGAAAAATCGTTAAAACCCTTCTCAAAAACGACTATTGGTGTAAGGGGTTGGGATTTAGTCCGACGAAACAAAGTGCTTACGATCAATACGTGAAACGCATGAAACAAAAACGTGAAGAATGGAATTTGATGCAATGAAAGGATGATGATTCTTGAAGCCTATAACCGTTGAATATGCGGCTAAAAAACTGGGTAAGTCGCCCCAATATATTCGGGTATGCCTTCAAAAAGGATTGTTGCCGTTCGGGGCGGCTTGCAAAATGCCCAATTCAAAAATTTATACCTATGTAATTTATCCTCAAAAATTCAAAGAGTATGTAGGGGAATAAATGAAATTGTTTGATTTCCAAGAACGTGGATTGAAAGAAACTGAGGGTTTCAATCGTTGCGCGTACTACTGGGAAATGGGCACGGGAAAGACCTTTACGGGCACGGAAAAAATGTGGCGGCTCAATACTCACGTCAATTTGATCGTGTGCCAAAAGTCGAAAATTGACGATTGGTTTGAACACGTTTTAGACAATTACGGGAGTAAAGGCGCAATCGTATACGATTTGACCATACCCAAGCACTTGGAGCTGTTTTTGTCGGAAGCCAAGAAAGAAGGTAAAGGCTATCGCATCATAGGAATCATTAACTACGATCTATTGTTTCGCAAGAAAGATTTATCCTCGTTAAAAAACCTCACCCTCGTTCTCGACGAATCGAGCATGATTCAAAACGAGAAAGCGAAGCGCACGAAATTCATCTTGAAAATGGATGCGCAAAACTTAATTCTTTTAAGCGGAACGCCCGTGGGCGGAAAATACGAACACCTTTGGAGCCAATGCCAATTACTCGGATGGGATATTCCTAAAAATGAATTTTGGGATAAATACATTAACTACCGTTTGTATTCCCCCGCGCCCAATGTTTATCCGATTAAAATCGTCACGGGTTACAAAAACGTCGACGATTTGAAAGCCAACCTCGCAAAGCACGGGGCGAACTTTTTGAAAACGGATGAAGTGATTGATTTGCCCGAACAGGTTTTTTCTACCATTCAGGTTCCCACGTCTTCGGAGTATCGAAGGTTTCTCAAAGATTCCATCGTTGAGGTTGAAGGGGAAACGCTCGTAAGTGACAACAAATTAAAGGGTCTTTTGTATGCGCGACAGTTGTGTTCGACGTACTCAAAAGAGAAGCTAAACGCCTTTCGGGACTGGGTAGAATCCACAAATAGCCGCCTAATTGTTTTCTACAATTTCACTAGCGAATTGGAGCGACTTTTAACGGCGGTAAGTGACAAACCCATAAGCATCGTAAACGGGGCAAAACGCGATTTGGAGGCTTACGAAAAATACGAAAATTCAATCACATTTATTCAGTATCAGGCGGGAGCGCTTGGGTTGAATCTTCAAAAGGCGAATCACATAGGCTACTATTCTTTGCCGTTATCGTCCGAACTTTTTGAGCAATCCAAAAAGCGAACCCATCGTTTGGGGCAAACAAAGACGTGTTTCTATTACACGTTCATTTGTGAAGGAAGTGTTGAGAACGACATTCTCGACACTTTGAAAAAGCGTCGGGACTATACCGAGGCACTTTTTATAAAAGGAAATTAAATGTACAAACTCAAACCCGAAAAACTTGAGTATTGCCGTTTTCTTTGGGGATTTAAGTTCTCTGAAAAAATCCAAGAAGTGGAGAGAATTGCGAACGAATTTGGACGTTCCTTTTCGCTCTATCACGTTTGCTTTGCGCAAAACGATTTTTACAAGGAAGATGAAAAAATGATCGAAACGAATCACGATTTGGGACACGCCCCAAAGCACTACGAGCAGGCTTGCGCCAAGATCGAGCCGCGCGAATTCCTGCGCTTTCTCCCTTTCCAATTGGGGAATGCGTGTAAGTACATTCTTCGCTACCAATACAAAGGACACCCCCTTGAAGATTTGAAGAAGGCGCTTGACTATCTCGAATGGGCTTCGGAAGCCTATGAGGAGCCGATTAGCGAGAAGGTGTTCGTTCTTGTGCCGTATTTTGAGAATCAAATTCTCGACATTCTCTTTAATGCCTATGAAGAGGAAGAGCCCGAAATCAATTACGATTGCGCAATTGCCTTTGTCAAAGAACAAATTTCCATGTTGGAGAACAACGATGAAAATTAAGCGACTTCATCCCGTCGCGAAAATGCCCACGAAGGGCACCAAAGGCGCGGCAGGGTACGACCTTTTTTGTACCGAGCTGACCACGATTCGAGCAGGACAAACGCTTAAGGTTCCGACGGGCTTAGCGTTCGAGGTTCCAGAAGGCTTTTGCATGGTGGTTTACTCTCGCTCTTCCTCTATGAAGAACGGGCTTATCATTACGCCGCTCATCGTAGATTCCGACTATCGCGGGGAAGTCTTCGTTCTCGTTCGAAACGTCAACGATGCCGCCTATACGGTAGAGGTTGGGGATCGTATCGCACAAGTGAAACTCGAAGCCCTTCACCCGATGGATTTTGAATGGACAACGGAACTGTCCGAGACTTCGCGCGACACTGGCGGTTTTGGGAGCACGGGACGATGATCGATGAATTAGCATGGTGCGCTGTACGCTACGCACTGGGGCGCATGACGTATGTAAGCCATAGCGTCCCAAGAGCTGTTTTGTACTACAAAGACAGGCTCGAAACCTTCACTCTCAAGGGTATCATTCGGGACATTGAAGAGCACAAGCGCGTATACGGCTCCATTGGCATGGATTGCGACGAACGCTCTTGGTTCGAATTTCGAGACAAACTCATTGAGGAGGTGGAAGGACGAGAGCATGGGAAGCGAGAAGCGCTACGAAACTAAGATAAAACGGCTTCTCAAGGACTTGGGCGCCTATTACGTCAAATACTTCGGTTGCGGTTTCACGCAGGCGGGCGTCCCCGACATTCTCGCGTGTCTGGGCGGTCGATATGTGGCAATCGAAGTCAAGGCGGACAACGGGCACCCAAGCCCCCTACAGCGTCACAATCTCCGAGAGATTCACCGCGCGGGGGGATTGGCAATCCTAGCCTACCCCCAAGATTTCGACCGCCTGCGGGAGCTTTTGGAAGTCGTTGCGAAGGGCGAAAACCCTTTGGAGCTTTACGAGCCGTTTATCTTGCGTTTTATTGATTAAAATCAATAGGATTTTTAACAAAAATACAAACGAACGTGTTAAATTTGCATTCATCGAAACGGACTGAGGAGGTCAAACGGTGCAATACTCGCATTCTCGCTTAGAGTGTTTCGAGAATTGCCCCTATCTCTACAAACTGAGGTACGGGGACAAGCTCGAAACCCTTCCTAGCGACGACCCCGCCAATCCCCTTTATCTCGGTACGGCTCTTCACGAGGGTATCGAAAAGGGGGTTAGGGAAGGGGTTAAAACTTACTTCGGCGCGTATCCGATTATCTCGGATTTGCACGTAAACGAAGCGATTAAGTTGGAACACTGGATTCCGAAGGTTCGGGAACTTGTTTTCGACTTGTGCGGGGACAACGAACCGATTTTCGAAAAGCCGCTCGTTCATTCAGACATGATCGGTTTTATCGATTTGCTTGTTCCCGTAGGGGATGGGGTGTTCGATCTATACGACTTTAAGTATTCGAATTCTGTCGACCGCTATGCCGAATCAAGGCAGTTGCACGAATACAAATGGTTTTTCGAACAGTCAAACCCGACTAAGCGGATTCGAAACCTTGGGTTTATCTTCATTCCCAAGACTTCGATTCGGCAAAAGAAAACGGAGGATTTAGCGCAATTTCGAATGCGTCTCAAAGAGACGTTGGAAGGGTTGGAAATCAAAACTTTGATGATTGATTACAACCCCGAAAAAGTTATTGACTTTTATCGATTGATTAAAAAAGTCAATGAAACGAAGGAATTCACGAAGAACGAAACGCGACTTTGCGATTTTTGTGAATTCAAGGATTTTTGTAAAGAAGGAGAAAACTATATGTTGCTTCCCAAGAATGAACGCCGAATTGTCAACCTTGCGGCACGAAAGAAGATTTGGATTTATGGTGCCCCTTTCTCGGGTAAAACCACGCTTGCCGATCATTTTCCGTCGCCGATCATGCTGAATACGGACGGAAACTTAAATTCCTTTACGGCTCCCGTCGTGGAAATCAAAGAAACCCTAGAAGGGCGTATTAAGGTTTCCGCTTGGGAAAATCTCAAGGCGGCGATTGACGAACTCCAGAAGGGTTCGGACTTTGAAACCATCGTTGTCGACCTTGTGGAAGACTGCTACGAGCATTGCCGCCGTTGGTGCTATGCGAAGCTTGGCATTGAGCACGAAAGCGACAATTCGTTTAAGGCGTGGGATTTCGTTCGCAATGAATTCCTTACGACTTTCAAAAAGCTTATGACGCTTGATTACAACATTGTTCTTATCTCGCACGAAGACAGCTCGAAGGACATTACCAAGAAGACGGGCGACAAAATCACGTCTATCCGCCCGAACATTCAGGACAAGGTAGCGAACAAGTTGGCGGGCATGGTGGACATTGTGGCGCGTGTCGTGGCTGACGGTGACGAACGCACCCTGCAATTTAAGTCCGATGACGTTGTGTTCGGAGGTGGACGCTTGAAGCTTCTTCATACGGTTGTTCCGTTGGACTATCGTCACGTTGAACAGGTGTACCTTGAAGCGGGCGGACTGACCAAGAGCGAGGCGAAGCGCGTCGCGGTTCAGAAGACGGAAGAGCCTGTGGAAACTCCCGAGGAAGAACACGCGGAAGCCGACCCCGAGGAAAATCCCGAAGAAGAAACCCCGCGCCGTCGTGGACGTCCTCGCAAGGTTGAAGAGGAAAAGCCCGCCGAAGAAACCCCGTGGGAAGGTGAAGCGCCCGAACAGCCTGTGCGACGCCGTCGCCGTCGGGTTGTGGAGGAATAACCAATAGCCCGCTATAATGGCGGGCACCCTTTGCCCCGATGGCGAAACGGGTAGACGCAACGGACTTAAAATCCGTCGCCGAAAGGTTTGAGGGTTCGAATCCCTCTCGGGGCACCAAAAATCTTTACATGTAAGGTGATTGAAATGACGAATTGGGGAAAATTTGCTACTTACGATGCCAAGGCTTTGAACGAAGAAGTCAAGAATTTGAACGACGGGGATTTCCCTGAAATTCCGAACGGCAAATATGAGGTTTCCATTAAGAAAATGGAACTCAAGCCCACGAAGGAAAAGGGTTATCCGATGCTTGCCGTGCAATTCGAAATTCTTGAAGGGCAATTCAAGAAGCAAAGAATTTTCATGAATCAGGTCATTCTGATGGGGGATCAAAACGACAAGTACCGCGTACATACGGCGAATACTTTCCTTCGCTCTCTGGAAACTGGAATTGATGTTTCGTTCGAAGGTGTTGCCGAATACGAAGAATTGGTTTCGAAGGTTTTCGAAGTGGCGTCCGAACTAGAATTCGTTCTCGAACTCGGAGAAAACAAGGGCGGTTATAAGACTTACAAGATTCTTGAAGTGTTCGAATGAAAGCTTTGTGTAAAATCGCCTTATTTTTATTCACGCTTCCCGTGATGTTCATTTACTTTTCTGGATATTCGGTAGGGGAAGGTTCGGACAATGAGGGAACATTCATTCTTTTCATAATTAATTCCCTCTTTGTTTGGTGGTTGATTTATAAGGTGTTTTTCAGTTAGTGCAAATTTTGCACATACTCAATTTGGGGAGTGCTAACGCATTCCCCAAATTTTTAGGGGTGAGAGTATGCACGTAATCGACTTTGAAGTTTTCGCCTACGATTGGTTGTGCGTCATTTTCGATTTGGTGAATAGAAAAGAAACCGTAATCGTCAACGATGAAGCCAAATTGGAGGCTTACTATAAACAGAATGAGAAAGATATTTTTGTCGGATTCAATATCCGTAATTACGACCAATTTATTTTCAAGGCGATTTTATGCGGCTTCGATCCGAAAGAAGTGAACGACTTCATTATTGTTAAGAAGCAAAACGGATACCGCTTTTCTCGCCTCTTCAATCAAGTTCCTTTGACGTTTTTCGACGTGATGCCAAACCCTCCCGTTGGGCTTAAAACGCTTGAAGGTTTCATGGGTTCGGACATTCGAGAAACGACCGTTCCTTTCGACATTGATAGAAAGTTGACGGAAAAGGAATTGAAAGAAGTAATTTTCTATTGCCGTCACGACGTGGAGCAAACCGCGCTCGTTCTCTCTAAACGGCTCGAAGAATTCACTTCTCAGCTTGAGTTAGTGAAAATGTTCGGTATGCCGCGCGGCGATATGGGGCGCACGAAAGCGCAATTGAGCGCAAAGGCGCTCGGGGCACAACGCCCGTTCAATGAGCGACGGGACGAATTGGAATTCTCGATTCCCTCCAACCTGAGAATCAAAAAGTATGCGTTCGTTGTGGATTGGTTCAAAGAATGCCGAGACCGCGCTTTGTGGAATCTTTCTCAGGGCGTGGATTATCAAGAGGTTCTAAAGGGCTTTTACTCTCAAAAACTCGAATGCGAGATTGCGGGCGTTCCTCACGTGTTCGCCTGGGGCGGCATTCATGGAGCGATTCCCAACTATCAGGGGACGGGCTATTTCGTGAATGTGGACGTAGCGAGTTACTACCCTTCCATGATGATCGAATACGACTACATTAGTCGCAACATTCACGACCCCGAACACTATCGCGATATTTACCGAAAGCGTCTCAAATACAAGAAGGAAAAAGACAAACGGCAAGCGCCTTTGAAAATCGTTTTGAATTCGACCTATGGCGCAATGAAGGACAAATATAACGCCCTGTATGACCCTTTGCAGGCAAACAATGTTTGCGTTACGGGGCAATTGCTTTTGTTGGATTTGATTGAGCATTTAGAACCCTATTGCGACATTATTCAAAGTAATACCGACGGTATTTTGATTAAATTGCGTGCGGAAAACGAGAAGGAAGCCAATCGGGAATACGAACGACTTGACGATTTGTGTTTCGAATGGGAAAAGCGTTCTCGAATGGTTCTCGAATTCGACGAATTTCGAAAGGTTATTCAAAGAGACGTGAACAACTACCTAATCGTTGACGCGAACGGGAAATACAAGAGTAAAGGCGCCGTGGTTAAGAAATTGAGTGATTTGGACTACGATTTGCCGATTGTGAATCGTGCGGTTGTCGGATATCTAGTCAATGGAATTCCCGTTGAAAAGACCGTTAACGAGTGTCAGGATTTGCGGGACTTTCAAAAAATCGTGAAAGTATCAAGCAAGTACCTTTACGGGATGCACAACGGCAAGCGGCTTACGGAAAGCACGTTCCGAGTGTTTGCAAGCAAGAGGGAAACGGACGGCATGATTTACAAGGTGAAAAGCGAGGGGGCGAATCCCGAGAAGTTTGCGAACACTCCTGAGAGGTGTTTCATTGACAATTCGGAAGTTGCAGGAAAGCCTATTCCGTCCGAGTTGGATCGAGGGTACTATATCGAACTTGCCACGAAACGAATCAAAGAATTTTTAGGGCAGTAAAAATTTTAATAAGAACGGGCGTTATTAAAGATTTTGACGAAAAACGTTAATAACGCCCTAGTAGACTGGAATTTTTGGGTGATGGAAAATGACGTTTGAAACTTGGAAACCGATTGCGGGTTACGAAGGGCTTTATGAAATATCAAACTTTGGACGGGTAAAAAGCCTATCTAAAGTTATCGGTAGGAGGGTAAAAGGGGAAACCCTATTAAAAGTTAGAATTTCACCTTACGGTTATAAGATGGTGAGTTTGTGTAAAGAAGGGAAAGTTTTTAACGCATCTATTCATAGGCTTTTGGCGGGCGCTTTTATTCCTAATCCTGAAAATAAAACTCAGGTAAATCACAAAGACGGGAACAAATTAAACAATGACGTTTCTAATCTCGAATGGTGTACCCCTTCGGAAAATATAAACCATGCTTATAAAACGGGTTTGCACGACCTGAAAAAGCACGGGAGAACAGGAAAACGAAAACCATTAACACAAGAACAAAGGGATTTGATTTCTTTACGAACAAAAGAAGCAATGAAAAACCCAATCATTAAAAAGAAAATTAGCGATGCTCGTTTAGGGAAAAAGCGAGGTGAAGGTAATGAATAATAGTTTTTTTCGCGGATTCGTTCGTACAAAGGGTAAAAAGTGCCTTGAGAAATTCAAGAATGCCGATTTGCACACCTTGGATGAAGTGAAGGACTTGCCCGAATACGCGGGAATCCTCGCGCCCGATACCGTGCTCATCGATATCGACGATGCGAAGAGCGCCGAAAAGCTTTTAGACATTCTGGAAAGCGAGGGCGTTTTGTGTCAGGTGCGACAGACTACCAGAGGGCTTCACTTCTTCTTTAAGACTGATGGGCGTTGGGAGAAGTGCGGCACGGGGCAAACCCTCGCAATCGGCTTAAAGGCGGACATTAAGGTTGGGGTTAAAGCGTCGTATTCCGTTCTGAAATTTGACGGGAAAGAACGCCCAATCGTTTACGACATCCTCGAAGGGGAAGAGTACGACGCGCCCCCGTGTTGGCTTCGGGTTGTGCATACGAACATATCGCTTGACGGAGTGAAGGAAGGCGAAGGGCGGAACGAAAAGCTTTTCCGCTATATCATGCCGCTCCAATCGGCAGGTTTGACAAAAGAAGAAATCCGCGAAACCCTGCGGATCGTAAACAAATACATTTTGGATGAGCCGTTGAGTGAATCGGAATTCGAAACGATTACGCGGGATGAATCGTTTGAAACGAATTTGATTCCAAGTTTTTTCGAAGGCAAAGCGTTCAAATTCGATGAGTTTGCCCAATATCTCATTCGTGAACGGCACATAAAGCGAATTAACGGGGCGTTGCACATTTATCGGGATGGTGTTTACGTGGACGGATATCGGGAACTGGAAGGGGCGATGATTGAAATCCTCCCTTCTTTGTCGCGCTCGAAACGCGCCGAAGTCCTCGAATACTTGGAGGTAATTATTCGAGAGGATACGCCCCAAGCCGACGCGCATTTGGTGGCTTTCAAGAACGGCGTTCTCAATGTCGTTACTGGGGAACTTCTTCCCTTTTCGCCCGCTGTCGTAATTACGAATCGCGTTCCGTGGGATTACCGTGCAGGGGCAAAATCGGAGCTTTTGGAGCACACTCTAGGACGTCTGGCGTGCGGAGACAAGCAAATTCGCGCCCTTCTCGAAGAAATGGCGGGGTACTGCTTCTATCGTCGCAACGAACTGCGAAAGGCGTTCATTCTGACGGGTGGGGCGCGTGGCGGGAAATCAACCTATATCGCCATGCTTATGACTATGCTCGGGGAAGAAAACACTTCGGCACTTGACTTGAAAGAACTCGGGGATCGATTCAAAACGGCGGAACTTTTTCGGAAACTTGCGAACTTAGGTGACGATATCGGAGATGACTTTATCGGAGATACGGCGGTTTTCAAAAAACTCGTGTCTGGGGATCGATTGACGGCGGAACGGAAGGGGCAAGACCCTTTTTCGTTCTCCAATTATTCGAAGATGATTTTTTCGGCGAATACGTTGCCGAGAATCAAGGACAGGGCTAGGGCGGTGATTGACCGCCTCATTGTGATTCCCTTCAATGCCCAATTCTCGAAGGATGATCCCGACTATCGACCTTTCATCAAATATGAATTGTGTCAACGGGAGAACATAGAAGCGCTCGTATGCTTAGGCGTGGAGGGCTTGAAAAGGGTGTTGGAGCATAACGCCTTCACTGTGAGTGGAGCCGTGAAAAAACAGATTGAGGAATATGACGAATTGAACAACCCCATTACGACGTTCTTCAAAGAGTTGAGCGAGGAAGAACTTTGCCGCGAACCTGTGGCGCATTGGTACGCCTCGTATCATGAGTTTTGCCTATCGAATCAAATTCAATCGTTGTCAAGAATCGAATTTTCTCGGCAGTTGCTACGGGAATTTCCTTCCCTCGAAGTGACGGTAAAAAAGGTTAATGGAAAGTCTGTACGTTGCTACAGATTGAAGCGTATATAATGTAACCGCGTTGGAGGTTTTTCTAACGCGGTAACTTTTGGAGATTGAAAATGATCGTTTTCGAACGTATGTCAACGGAAGATTTGTATAAAAAGTATTGTGAGAAGTGCCCTAACCCGTATCCTAAGATTGAATTTTGCAGGCGATTTCTAAAAGAAAATCCCGAATACACGGTTAAGGTGACTAAGGTAAATGGTAAGTCCGTTAGGGTTTTTGTGCGAACGAAAACGGTAGAACATAACGTTAGTGATTTTTTATGAGGATTTTTCTACGAATACGAGGCTTTTTCTACGAACGTTCTACGAAACTTTTTTAGATCCGTGGAAGTGAAAAGCCTTGAAAGAGTAGGGAAAACAAAAACTTTCTACGAATCCACGAATAATCCTTATTTCTTATTTATTCTTAGAAAAAAATAATATAAAAAAAAGAATATATAAAAGAAGAGTGTAAAACTTCCGTGGATTCGTAGAAGATTTCCCGAAAAGCGTTGAGAGACAAGGGATTTCCTTTCTACGAATCGTTTTTAGCTCGTAGAAAGTCGTAGAAAGTCGTAGAAAAAGCCGTAGAAATTTACGAGGTGATTGCTATGAAACGGTTGGAACTCAAGGAATTTCAGAGAATCAAGCGAGAGATTGGGCAGTTGCGGAGGATCGTTGCGGACTTGGAAGACGTGGTTGCGCCCGTTGCGAACAGGGATGGACTTCCGAAGGGTGGGGGCGTGAGCGACAAGGTGGGCGATATCGTCGCGAGACGTGACGAACTCAAGCGGAAGTACATTGAGGAGTTGCACGAATTGTTGAAACGGCAAAAAGCGATTGAAGACTATTTCGAGGGGTTGGAAGGACAGGATTTCGAAATTGCGAGGTGTTTATTTATCGAAGGTAAAACGTGGATCGAAACGGCGGAATATTTGAATATTCATAACGAGACAATTCGAAAAACGTTGAATAGAATTACTGATAAATAATGCTTGCAAATGTTAATAAATGAGGGATAAATTAAGACTATGGGTAAGAAAGCAACGATAAATAATTTAACTGTACGCCAAGAAAAATTTTGTCTGGAATTCGCCAAGAGTGGAGACGCTCGGGAGAGTTTCAAGAAGGCGGGTTATAAGTACAAAAACGAAAACGTCGCGGCGGCAGGTGCGGCGCGATTGATGAACGATCCCCGAGTGAAAGAGCGCTTGAGAAGTCTTCATCAAAAAGCCGAAGACGATTCGATTGCTAGCATTCAGGAAATCAAACGGAAACTCACGGCGATTTTGAGGCAATTAGCTGAGGAAGAAGTTTTGATGACTGAGAGCGTGGAAAAGGGTGTAACCGAAACCGTCCGATACAAGAAGAAAGCTGACTTGCGAACCGCAGTCAAGGCGGCGGAGCTTCTCGGGAAAATGGCGGGGGCTTTCACTGAGAATGTGAATCACCTTGGAGCCGTCCCCGTCGTTATCAAAGACGATGTGGAGGAATAGCCCCGTATTTTGCGTTTTGAGCGCGTTTGAGAGGGGCTAGGCTACCTACCCATTAAGAAGGGTTGCCCGCGCGATTGTGGAGCGTTTTAGAGGGGTATAAACGAAAAGGGAGAAGCTTTCGGGCTTCTCCCTTTTGTGTGGGTTAGTTGATAGAGGTGATTTTGAAGCCTTCTTCAATGAGGAGGGCGGTGTATTCCTTAGCACTTAAAACAGCGGATTCAATCGAATCGCAAGACTTGCGGATGAGAGACAGATCACGGGGGCGGCTATAAACCTCAACATAAACCGCGAATTCATCCCCAATCTGAGAGGTGCGAACGACGGCTTTAATTGTGTCTTCGCGTTTTTCAAAGCGGGTTTCGTTGATCGTGACGCAGTGGATGCGATTGCGGGACATAGTGTTTTCTCCTTGTTGTGGGCGGCGGTGCCGCCTGTGTTGATCTCAGTAGCCGAAGTCTTCGAGGAAAGTGTAGGCTTCTTCAACGATTGCGATGTGCCGAGCTTCAATTTCTTCGTCGATTTCAGGTTCATCGGCGAAAATGTTCGCGAGGGCTTCGCCGTCTTCGAGAACGTCAAGAAGATTGCGAACCGTGGTTTCTTCGTCGGCATCGTCGATCAAGCCAATCAGAAGGTAGCGGGCGTCTTCGCTGATGATCGTGTCGTTTTCGAGCGTGGTGCGGAGGGCGGTGAGCGTGGCGTTCGTCATGGTGTTTCTCCTACGAGGTGTTGTGTTATCTGATGAATGCATAATAGCAAGGTGCGGCGCTCTTGTGTTGTAACTTTATAAGAAATTTTTGTATTTTTAATAAAAGGTTGATCTTAGTCAAATGAAAGAAAAGGTTGTGAGTTTGAAAGAGGTTGTCGGGAGGGGCTACGGGGATTTCTGGCGTTGCGAGAAACGCTATCGGGTATGCAAGGGGAGCCGTGGGAGTAAGAAGAGCAAAACGAGCGCCCTGAATTTCATTGTTCGCATGATGAAGCACCCGCAAGCCAACCTTTTGGTTGTCCGTAAGACCCAAGCGACGCTAAAGGATTCTTGCTACTCCGATTTGAAGTGGGCAATTTCCCGCTTGGGAGTTGAAGCGTACTGGAAATGCACCCTTAACCCCCTTGAGATAGTTTATGTACCGACGGGGCAAAGAATCCTTTTCCGTGGGATGGACGATCCCCTAAAAATTACGTCCATTTCGGTTCCCGTTGGCGTGTTGTGTTGGGTATGGATCGAAGAGGCATACGAAATCACGAAGGAAGACGATTTCAACAAACTCGACATGAGTATTCGCGGTGAGGTGCCCGAAGGACTTTTCAAGCAAATTACCCTTACTTTTAACCCTTGGAGCGCTCAATCGTGGCTAAAAGCGCGGTTCTTTGATACCCCCGACGAGGATACCTTTACGAAAACGACTACCTATCAATGCAACGAATGGTTAGACGCCTCGGACTTGGGTATTTTCGAGAAGATGCGCGTAAACAATCCGAGACGCTATCGAATCGAAGGTCTGGGAGAATGGGGTATCGCGGAAGGGCTAATTTATGAGAAGGTAGAATTTCGAGATTTCGATATTCAGGCGCTTCGGGAGAAAGCGGGTATCAAGAGTGCGTTCGGGTTGGACTTCGGCTTTACCGATCCGACGGCATTCGTCGCTATGCTGATTGATGAAGAAGACGCTAAAATTTATGTTTTCGATGAGTTCTATTTGCGCGGCGTGACGAATGCCCGCATTGCCGAAAGAATCGACGCCATGGGGTACGCAGGGCAACGAATTGTATGTGACAGCGCGGAACCGAAAAGCATTCAGGAATTGCAGGACTTGGGCATTCGTGCGGAGCCGTCTCGTAAGGGGCGGGATTCAGTTTTACACGGCATTCAGAAACTGCAAAATTTTACGTGGATTGTTTCCACGAAATGCGTTGAGTTTTTCCATGAAATTTCTAATTACGCATGGGAAAAGGACAAATTCGGGAAGCCTGTCGACAAACCCGAACATGAATTTTCGCACTGTATGGATGCCGCACGGTATGCGGCGGCTAAGGTGCTAGTTGGGGAGACCTTTAGTTTTGATTAAAAAGATTGCTATTGCGGTTGCGCTCTTAGCGGCGTTTGGAGGGGGCTACGGGCTTTCCGATACAATTTGGGAGCGAAAGTATGCTGAATTTCGTTTGAGCGCTGAGAAGGACTATTCCGCCCTTTTAGAAAAGAAAATTGAGAGTGATCGGGCTAATCGGAGTAGAATTTCCGAGATTGAGAAAACTCATCAATCCACTTTATCGGAACAAAAGAAACGATATGAAAAAACTATTGCTAGTTTGCGGGCTAACTTTAAGCCTAGCGGGGTGTCAGGTTGTCCCCCGAGCGGTGACGGTGTGCCCCGAGACGGTGGAGATTCCCCCGAACTTGTCTGTTACACCCGAAGCGAGCTTTACCGAAGAATTAGCGAAACTTTGGCTATCGGAAACCGATGCGACAAACTCGCAATAAATTACGCAACCCTCTTAAAAATTGTAGAAAAGGAAAGCGCTAATGATTCATTGTACGACTAATAGAACGACTACTATTTGCGGACAGGCTATCGCTACGGTGATTGCCGATTCCATTAGCCCCGTAGGAAAGAGAATTACTACGCTCGAATTGGTTTATCCCCGCTATATTCATTCGGAATTTATGACGCACCGAATGTTTAGCCGCAATGCCTCAAGCAGTCGGGCAACCCCCTTGAAAGTCACGCTCGAAGAAGTCTGTTTAGACCCTGTGTTTTTTGACTACGTGGGGGTAAATAAATCGGGAATGGTCGCAGGTGAAGCGTTGACGGGCGAAGAGTTGGAGGCATTCAAGCGAGAATGGGAAGCCCTGGGGGTGTTGGTTGCCTCGCACGTAGCAAAGATGGGCGATACCTATGGTATCCATAAACAAACTCTAAATCGCGCCCTTGAGCCTTGGAGCCGCATCCGAACCCTCGTAACCGCTACGGAATGGGATAACTTTTTCACTTTGCGGCTTGCTCCCGACGCTCAACCCGAAATTCAAAGTCTGGCAAAAGCCATGAGTAAGGCAATGAGCGTGAGCAAGCCCCGTGAAACCCCCGTTCATCTTCCTTACATTACGGATGAGGAGTTTTCTTCGGAAGTTCGGGGCGATTGGTGGAAGATTTGCGCGGCGCGTTGCGCCCGCGTATCCTATGCCCGTCACGATGGGAAGCCTACGGATCGGGAAGCGGACTTGACTTTGGCGAATCGACTGCTTGAGAGTGGGCATTACACGCCTTTCGAGCATTGCGCATATTCGCAAGGCGGAAAATTCGCCAATTATGTGGGTTGGCGCTCAATGCGAAATATTTTGGGTTTTTGATAAAATGAAGGGCTATAAATTAGCCCTTTTTTCTATGGGTGAAAGACGTGTGGATTATGGATAAAATTAAAAAGTTATTTGGCGGTGTTGAAATTCCGCAAGATATGAACCGCCTCAAATTCTTTGAAAATGAAATCGTGCGTTGGCGGCATTCCCCCGAACGTCGGGAAGCATTGGACGGGGAACGCTACTACGACGGGTTTCATGACATTTTGAAGCGCAAGCGTACCGTAATCGGTAGGGGAGGGGAATTGGAAGAGGTGAAGAATCTCCCCAATAATCGCATTCTCGATAACCAATTTGCGAAAATGGTCGATCAGAAGGCGAATTATTTGCTTTCCAAGCCGATTACTTTCGAAACGGGCAATGACAAATTCGACGAAGCACTTAAAGGGGTGTTCAATCGCCAATTCCTAAATAAGCTCAAAAGCGGGGGCGTTGATTCCCTTTGCGGTGGGCTTTTTTGGCTTTATGTCTATTACGACGAAGAGGGCGAGTTGAATTTCCAACGATTCAAGCCTTATGAGGTTTTGCCGTTCTGGAAAGACGCCGAACATACGCAATTAGATTGCGCCATTCGCCTCTATCCCGTCGAAGTCTGGGAAGGTTCTACGCTCAGGATCATTGAGAAGGTGGAGATTTTCACGCTTGAAGGGATCGAACGTTACGTTCTTTCGAATAACGTTCTTATTCCTGACGTGGAAAATCCGAGCGGTTTTTATGCCTACATTGGGGAGAAGGGTTATACCTGGGAACGCATTCCCCTTGTGTGCTTTAAGGCGAACGCCCGTGAAATCCCGCTCATTCGTCGCGTGAAGGGTTTGCAAGATGCCCTAAACGCCATGGAATCCGACTTGCTGAACAATATGCAGGAGGACAATAGAAACACGATTCTTGTTATCAAGAATTATGATGGGCAAGATTTGAGCGAGTTTAGGCGAAATCTTTCCGTGTTCGGTGCTGTGAAAGTCAAGACGGTAGACGGTGCGGACGGTGGGGTTGACACGCTCAATGTCGAAGTAAACGCAACGAATTACGAACTTGTTCTTAAGACGATTAAGAAGGCGATTATTGAGAACGCCCGAGGATTTGACGCCAAGGACGACCGCTTAGGCTCCAATGCCAACATGATGAATTTGCGTTCCATGTATTCCGACATTGATTTGGACGCGGACAACATGGAGGCGGAATATCAGGCGGCATTTGAACAGTTGATGTTCTTTGTTAAAGCGGGACTGGCTACGACTGGCAAGGGTGATTTCTCCGAAGACGTCAAGATTACTTTCAATCGCGATATTATGGTTAACGAAACGGAAGTGATTGACAATCTAGTGAAACTGGGCGTTCAGTTGCCGAATGAATTGCTTGTTGGGCAAGTTCCTTTCGTGAACGACGTTGCGGAAGTAATGGATATGCTCAAGAAGGAAAAGGAAGAAAGCTTGGACGTATACAACGGGGTGGTTCCGAATCCCACGCCTCCGACTGAGGGAATTGAAGAATGAAACATTCCGATTATTGGCGGGAACGATTTGAGAAATTGGAAAAAGCTCAAAACGCCAACGGCATTCAGTACGTAAAGCGGGTGCAAAAGGAATACGACAAGGCTATCAAGTCTCTGGATAAAGACCTTTCGTATTGGTATACCCGTTTTGCGAAAGAAAACGGCGTGAGCTATGCCGAAGCCAAGCGGCTTTTGAGCACGCAAGAGCTGAAAGCCTTTCGAATGGATGTTAAGGAGTACATTTCGAAGGGTGAAAGTCTCGATCCTAAGTGGCGTGCGGAATTGGAGCAAGCAAGCGTTAAAGTACACGTTTCTCGCCTTGAAGCGCTCAAATTGCAAGTACAGCAAGCGGCGGAAAGTGTCTCGGGTGAATTTGCCGAAAGTTTCGACGAATTCGCCCGAAAAACCTATGTCGATCAATACTACAAAACCGCCTATGAAATCCAAAAGGGTTTGAAGGTTGGTTGGGACGTGATGCGTCTCGATAAAAATAAAATTGACAAGGTAATTCGTAAACCGTGGGCGTCGGATGGTCGGAATTTTTCCGAACGAGTATGGGCGAATCGCTCGAAATTGGTGAATGAGCTACACACGAATTTGACGCAAGGAATCATCCGAGGCGATTCCCCGCAAAAGACGATTGCCGCTCTTTCCAAGCGCATGGACGTTTCGAAAGTTGCGGCGGGGCGTCTAATCATGACGGAACACGCCTTTTTCTCTAGCGCGGCGAATCGGGATGTGCTAAAAGAATTGGAGGTAGAGAAGTACGAAATTCTCGCTACGCTCGATTCCCGCACTTCCCAGACTTGCCGCGACATGGACGGGAAGGTTTTCAACCGCTCGGAGTATGAAGTAGGTATTACCGCACCTCCGTTTCATGTGTGGTGCCGAACTACGACCGTTCCTTACTTTGACGATGAGGAAGAGGGTTTTAGAGCGGCTCGAAACAAAGATGGCAAATATTATCTCGTTCCTGAGAAAATGACGTATCGGGAATGGGAGAAGGCTTTTGTTGAGGGTGGTTCTAAAGAGGGGTTGGAGAAGGCAACGCCCGAAGCGTTGGCGAGCGCCGTACTTGCTATCGATAAAAATTCCGAATTGTTTAAGTCGTATGGTGAATCCCACTATATGAAAGTTCACGAAACAATTCAAAGGAATGGCTCTCGGGATCAATTAGCTGTGTGGGGTGCATATGAATCCGACTTAGGGGTTACGACAACGCGAAACAGGG